TCCCCATCTCTAGAAACATTAGATGTAGATGCACCATTTCCAGATATAGATGTAAACAAATTACAAGGCAATGTTCCACCATCTGGAACCTCAGATATTATTTGTATTAGTCCAGACCTAGTAAACTTTGAAGATTTAAATGCAAGCCTTGGCACTTTTTGCATTGGCAGTCATGTTTATATTGATAGCGAATATGTAAAGTCTGTTGCTATTGGATTTGAATATACAGATACAACAACTTCATCTATAGTTCAAAAATTAAAAACTTATGAGATTGAAACGGGCAACACAGACTCTTGGATATTTATTTCTCAAACATCTGAAATCGAAAGCGAAAACACAAACCTTAGAGCAGTAATAAAAATAACATCTTATGCTGGCGGATCTACATCATCTGATTATTTATACTACGTTAATGGAATTACCGTTGGTCAATGGTCAGAAGAGTTTAATGTTCAATCACTTGGTCTTACGCCAATTGCTATGCCAGCAAACATTGCTTTAGAATCAGAAAAAGTTGTAGCGTCCCCAGCATATGGAATATCTGGTGATTTAGCATACTACGTTGTTTCCGATAATAAACTTCTTGCAAAAAATACAAGCATTCCATTAGTCTATGGTGCTTCAAATGTAACTACCCTCAACCCAAACCCAAATGACGAACCATCTTTAATTATTCCAGGAAAAGGATTTTTAAACAAAGTTGGTCAACATAAAGAATATACTGTAGAGTTTTGGACAAGAATAAATTCGGACTCAAGTGTTTCAAGAAAAATCTTTGGTCCCATAGCGTCTAACGATGGACTATATGTTGATAATGGATTTTTAACTTTAGTAATTGGTAACAATTTTTCATCTCACTTTGTTGGTGAATGGTTTAGGCCAATGCTTATTCAAATTAGATTAATTAGAAATGCTGCAACTTTAATTTTAAATGGTGAAGAGGTAGCGTCATTAATTATAGAAACAGATAACTTAGATCTTCCAGAAGAATATAATCAGTCTAACAAGAGTCAAGACTGGCTTGGATTTTATTCATACACAGACATAACTCCAATAGATATTGACTGTGTAGCAATATACTCATACCAAGTTCCACTAAATGTTGCTAAGCGTAGATGGGTTTATGGTCAGGGTGTTATTTCTCCAGAAGGAATTAATTCTGCATATGGTGGAGTTTCTGCTTTTATTGACTACCCGTTTGCAGACTATACAGCAAACTACACTTATCCAGATTTTGCTGAGTGGCAACAAGGATCTTTTGATAATCTATCTACAACAACAAAAGTTTTAAGAACCCCAGAGTATCAACTACCAACAATTTATTTAGATGATAAAACAATTGAAAATTTATATACTAATAATCAAACAATACAAGACCTAGCATCTGGTCCAGTAAATGATTATAAGTTTGTTACATTTAGACCAAACAACTCTTGGAATACCAAGACCTGCTACTTTAATTTTAACAGTTTTAATCTTTTAAATAGCCAAGTAGATTCATTTTATGGAGTTTTTAGCAATCACAATTTAGACTCTGAGCAAGTTCTTTTTAAAATATACAATAATGTAAATAATAACTATTTTTTAATTAAACAGGTTGATGATACTGTCTCTTATGTTTTAAACTATAACAATACAGAAGAAGAGATATACACTTCTGAAGCAATTGAAAGTCATCAACTATTTTCTGTTGGTGTTAAGATTGATTCTTTAGTCGATACATATGGAGGAAATATTGCTGCATTTTTTGGAAATAGAAACTCATTAAAGGTTTATGTTGGAGGAGATGGATCTTTAGGCGGGACATTTTTAGGAAGAATATATTCTATAGGGTTTTGTACAACCAAAAATACTTTGTTAATATCTGACTATTTTAATGCTGATGGAATAGCAACATTTGATGATTTATCTATAAGCGGGGTAACAGAAGAAGAAAATGCAATTGGTCTATTTGAACACCTTGCAAGTTATACTTTATTACCCTTAGAATCGTATGGAACTTATTTCTTAGATATAGGCGTTTCTGGATCTTGGCAAGATTATTTACCACTATCTTACTTTGGACAATACGTCACAAATGATGCTGGTAATCAATTTTATGATTTAGATTTTTTACAGTTTAATGTAGGCTCTCCCTCACCAACAACTTTAATAGAAGATGAGGTTACTTCATCTTGGAATTATCAAGATGTTTACCAAGCATATTTTCAACCAGTTCAAAGAACATATTATGATTTTGATAACCAGTTGCTTACTGGTTGGAATAACTACGAAGACGCTGAACAACAGGCTGTAAAAACATATAGATATGATACTAGTAATTCTGTTATAAAATGTTATGTAACATTTCAATACATTGAAGATGGGGCAAACCTTATTGATAGTAACTTTACTACTACTCAGCCAGTTCTTCGTGATTCAATTATTGATATAAATGAATATCCAAATTGGGAGACAACAAAGTTTGAAGTTATTAATAATGCCTTAATATATCCAACAAAAACAATTGACTTTAACGATTTAGCAGTAGTTTATCACTTAGAGTTTAATGTTCGTGGAATTCTTAATAGACCAGTATTATTACGTAATTTAGAATTTGCATCTCAGGCTTTTAACGATAACTCTTTTAATCCAATTGGAACAAGGTTTGGTGTAGATTTATTTCCATATAAACGGTCTGGTATTTATTTTGATTACAAGTCTAAGAATCCATTTACAATTTATAAAGGAAGCACTCCATATTTATATTTAACTAAAGACTCAGGAATACAAGTTCGTGGAGACATCTTGTCATTAGAGAGTCGTGGCATTTCTTTTCCAGTAAATCAGGCTTTGGCTTCAGACTATTTGGTTAGTGCTGTTCAATTATGGTTAAGATATTCAGAAGATGAGTTTCCAGCAGTCCCTACTGAGTTATTTGAAATTGTTTATAAAGAAGATACTATAAAGTTTTATTTAGTAGCAGACAGCGATACTGGTCTTAGAGCAAGAGTTTTTGCAAAAAATTTATCAAATAATACTACTCTTGACAACGTTATTTATTATTGGAATGGTCTTGTAGTTAGAGAACCAATTCTTACTTCTAAAGAATGGGGCGTTCTTGGAGTATCTTTTGAGTCAGCCTTAGATTTTGACGAATTTCTTGGCTCTATTAATATTAACGGTCCAGTATTATTTAATAACGTAGCCTACTATCAAGCAAACAATCTACAACAAATACAAAAAACAATTACAAGACCTTGGGCTAGAGTAAAAACTGACGGGGCAACAAACTTTAACTGGGCATACTATAACGATAATTTTACTTGGAATAGAGCATTAATCATAGGATCATCAGACTTATACGGAGTAAATCCATCAGATGTATATAAAACATACCTAGGAACTAATAAAATAATCTTTGATGATGATAATGGTTTGACCTTAGACTCAGACAAAATGCAAATATATCAGGATATAACCTGGTCAATAAATACCGCTTCAGCCCTATAATATGCTATACTGATGGTTATGAATAACGATATTCTTAAAAAAGTTGGTAATGTCCGACGCAAAGTAATAGAAAAAGACTACAATTGGGGTCTTTACGTGTACAAAAAGTCAGATGGTTCATGGTTTACAGATGGCTCTGGCAGCATATTAAACATACCAGCAGAACGTGGTGATATTACAAAAATTTCAGAATTAAAAAAAGTTGCTATTCATTATGGCGACGATGGTGAAGGAAGTGCAGTGTTTGTTCCTGGACTTACAAGAATTAGCGAGGAAGAGCATTCTGAACAACTAGATAGAATGAAGAATGGTTTAATTCCTTCCATGAATGATCATGGTGCTTGGGTAGCAGCACGACAAACCTATGATAAGTATGGTAGCAATGAGTGAAGAATACGTAAGAGTTGGATTAAACACACAAGAAAAAGATGGCAATCCATTTTCACAACAAGATCCATTTAATAAAACTTGGGATGCATTAAAAGATTTTACAGGTTTGCAACAAAATTTCCGTAGGAAAACCGCAAGGAATGTTACAAAGGCAATGACCTATGCAACAAATGAATATTTAGATTCTGCTAACTCTACACCATCTGGAGTAGATGCAGGATCAAAGGCTATTAATCCTGGCACGGTATATAGAAATGGTTACGGACTATTTGACGTAATCACTCCTCCATATAACATGTATGAGTTAGCCAACTTCTATGACACATCATTTGCTAATCATGCTGCTATTGATGCTAAGGTAGAAAACGTAGTTGGTCTTGGATACCGTTTTGATATTGCAGATAGAACAATGTTAAGGTTTGAAATGAATGAAGATCAGGCAGCAGTTGATCGTGCTCGTAACAGAATTGAAAGAATGAAACTTGAGTTAAAGGATTGGCTAGAAAACCTTAACGATGATGATTCATTTACTAAGACTATGGAAAAATTTTATACAGATGTTCAGGCAACTGGTAATGGGTTTATTGAAATTGGTAGAACTGTAACTGGTGAAATTGGCTACGTTGGTCATATACCTGCAACCACTGTTCGTGTTCGTCGTTTACATGATGGCTTTGTTCAGATTATTGGCAACTCAGTAGTTTATTTTAGAAACTTTGGTGCTAAAAATCCAAACCCAATGACTAATGATGCACGTCCAAATGAGATTATTCACTATAAAGAATACTCACCATTAAATACATTTTATGGTATTCCAGACATTGTTGCCGCTATGCCATCACTTATTGGTGATCAATTAGCCTCACAATACAACATTGACTACTTTGAAAATAAGGCAGTGCCAAGATATATTGTAACCTTAAAGGGTGCAAAACTATCATCTGATGGTGAAGATAAGATGTTTAGATTTTTACAAACTGGGCTTAAATCTCAATCACATAGAACTCTTTATATCCCACTTCCTGGAGATACCGAAAGTAACAAGGTTGAGTTTAAAATGGAGCCAATTGAGAATGGTATACAAGAGGGGTCATTTAAAGAGTATCGCAAGCAAAATCGTGATGATATTCTAATTGCACATCAAGTTCCAATTTCTAAACTTGGTGGGGCAGATTCTGGAATTGCAGCAGCCTTATCACAGGATCGTACCTTTAAAGAGCAGGTATCTCGTCCAGCACAAAAGCATCTTGAAAAGGTTGTTAATAAGATTGTTCGTGAAAAGACAGATATTCTTGAACTTAAGTTTAACGAACTAACCCTTACAGATGAGATTGCTCAATCTCAAATTATTGAGCGCTATGTAAAAACACAGGTTATGACTCCAAACGAGGCTCGTGAAAAGTTAGATCTTCCACAAAGAGCCGATGGAGATGAGCCATTTGTTATGTCTGCAAGACAGGCAACTGACACAAGGGCTAATTTAGCAGGGAATCGTCAAAGAGATGCAGAACGAACAAATAACAATTCTGACTCTACTACAACCATTTCTGGTCGTAATGCACAGGGTGAAGGTCGCTCATCTCAATAACTGAGATAAGTGTAATAATATTTGGTATAATGGATAACGATATGTTAATAAATAAGGCTTATTGGGAAACTACTGGCGACAGCGTTCGCTTATCAATGCCTATTGGTAAGGTAGACGTAGAGCGTCGTATGGTTTCTGGTTTTGCTACTTTAGATAATATTGATAAGCAAGGCGACATCGTAACAACAGAGTCAAGCGTTGAAGCATTCAAAAATTTTAGAGGAAACTTGCGTGAGATGCACCAACCATCCGCAGTTGGAAAAATTGTATCATTTAAAGAAGATCGTTATTTTGATCCATCAGTTAAGAAGTTTTATAGTGGAGTATATGTTTCAGCATATGTTTCAAAAGGTGCACAAGATGCATGGGAAAAAGTTTTAGACGGAACATACAAAGGTTTTTCTATTGGCGGTAACATTAAAAATTGGGACGATGCATACAACGAAGAACTAAGCAAAACTATACGTGTAATTAAAGAATATGATTTATTTGAGTTGTCGTTGGTTGATAATCCTGCAAACCAATTTGCAAACATTGTATCTATTGAAAAAGTAGATGGTAAAAATGTTGTTGGTGGATATCTTTCAAAGGCAGAAATTGAAAATGTGTTTTGGGATTCAGAAACTGGAATTGTTATGGTATCAGAGTCTGAAAACGAAACAAGCCCTACATCAGGAAAGGCAATGCAAAACATTGGCTTTATTGAAAAGGGAGACAAAAATAATACAGAAACACTAAAGTTCTTAGTTGATAGTGCTAAAGGCATTAGTACAATTAAGATTACAAAGGAGGTTAGTCCTATGACTGAAACAACAGAAGCAGTGGTTGACACTGCAGTTGAAGAAGTAAAGGTCGCTCCAGAGGCACAGCCAGTAGCAGTTGAAGAAACTGTTGCAGTTGCTGAGGAGGCACCAGCAGTTGAAGAACTTGCTCTTGCTAAATCTAGCGATGGTAGTGCAGATTCTTCTGTTGAAAAAACAGAAGAGGGAGAAGTTGTTGCAACTGAAACTGTTGTAGCAAAGTCTGATGAAGTAATTGTTGAGGCAGTTACAGAAATCAAAAATTCTCTTACAAATGCCTTTGGCGATTTAGCAACAACCGTTAAGTCTCTTCACGAGCAAATTGTTGCATTGAGTAAGTCTCTTGACACCGTATCAGGTGAGGTTAAGACCGTATCTGATGAAGTAAAAAATGTAAAGGGAGTTTTTAATGAGTTTGGTAAGCGAGTAGATCTTGTAGAACAAGACACCGCTTTCCGCAAGTCTGGCGATCTAGGCGAGATCGTGCAGTTTGAACCCTCAAAAGTTCAGAAATCCCTATGGGGCGGTCGTTTCCTCACATCAACCGACCTATTTAACTAAAGTACAAAATCACTAGGAGGTGAAAATAATGTCGGAACAAAATAAAGACCTAGAAAAAAACTACCCAGGATCAGGCGGAGCAGGCGCAGAGATTAACTCTCAAGGCTCATTCGTATCTGGTGGCGTAGGTAGTGCTACTGGTTTAGATTCTGCAGCAGCGTCTGTAGGATCACAACTTGGTAACACTGCAACTGCAGCATTCGGATCAACATCTGGAGCAAACGCAGTAAACCCAACAGGCGCAGCAGGTGGTATTCTAGCACCAGAACAAGCACGTCGCTTCATCGACTATGTGTGGGATGCAACAGTTCTCGCTAAAGATGGTCGTAGAGTTACAATGCGTGCCAATACAATGGAGATCGAAAAGGTCAACGTTGGAGAGCGTGTTATCCGTGCAGCCGCACAAGGCGCACCAGATTACACAAACATTGGTGCAACATTCTCAAAGGTTGAATTAACTACCAAAAAGATTCGTCTTGATTGGGAAGTATCAACTGAAGCACTAGAAGACAATATTGAAGGTGGAGCACTTGAAGATCATTTAGTTCGCTTAATGACCAATGCATTCGCTAACGATATTGA